CACGCGACAGTTGCCGCCAGAAATCCATCCGACGCCACCTAATCGGCTGAATTACAGCCTACACCCTTTAGCGTTTCCGCAGCTAGTGGCACGTGTAGTGCTGTCAATAGGGCAAGCGGGGGAAATATTGAGCCGATTACCTGACCCATCCCCCATATGCCTAAGCAATTCTGTGACATGAAATCGGCGCCGCACCGGCGCCGGTAGAGACATCCGGGAAGGGATGGACACCATGAGCAACACGACCACTCGCAAACTGACCACCGGCTCTAGTCGTGCCGTGCGCAAAGCTGCGCAGCGCTACATGCTGCCGATTAACGACCGTGACACCGTTATCGCTGGTGAAACGCTTGACGATTTCACCGTTAGCGACCGTGACGGAAACGCGGTTCTGCGGGTTGACGTCATCCGGTCGCAGCGCACCGGTCGGCTGGTCACGGTGCTTTACAACTTCGAAACCAGCCGCGAAGTCACTACGGATGGCGCCATCCGTTACCTGGCAAGCGTTGTCGATGAATCCGACGCACCGGCGCTCGTTTCCGATATCACGCTCACTGATTCGGGGCGCGCCAAGCTCGCCAGCATGGGTTACGTCGCGATTGCCGATGACGACGTGACACCGGCGCCAGCCGTCAATCTCGATCCGCACCTGACCGCGCTACCGGCGGCGCCGGTTGCCTCTCCGGTCGGCTGGCCGGTCACGATTGCCATTCCTGGCACTCCGGAAATGGCGGCAATGATCGATGCGGCAACGGTCGAACAAGCCGAATCAATTACCTACGTGAAAGCGCATTACTACGTCGGCAATCTCGGCTCGTATCTGTCCGGCGTGCAAATCCTTGCGCTTTACGATTCGGAGATCATTCCGAATAGCGCACGTGCCCGGAAAATCATTTCGCGTCGCGTATTCGATTCTCCGGTTTACGCGCACCTGATCACCATTTCCAAATTCGAGCGGATGTGACGTTCTATCGCGGACGCCACCGGAAACCCTTAACGCGCGAGGATTTCCGGTGGCGTGCCACCCTTTACTACGTCGCTTTCACTGTCGCCATCCTTGCCGCGTATTCCACGCACTGAGAGGTAATCCGATGACCGATATTTGCGCTCACTGCCCACCGGCGCTAGCCGTGCCCGCTACGGAGCTTTTCCGCTTGACGCCTGTTTGCGCCCGTTGCGCTTGGCGACTTGCACAACTGGCCATGATGACTAACGAGCCGATGTGGACACTTGCCGATGTGATCGAAATCGGAGCGTGTGTGGTTGTGCTCTCGCCAGACGTTTACAACGGCGCTCGTGGGCGGTTAATGGGTCGGATCAGTTTCGACGTATTGACCGTGCACCTGGCGCCGCCGGTATTCGCAACGGTCATCGTGGAAGCGCGCTATGTCCAGCGCGCCGAATGCGCACCGGCGCCGGTAAAGATCGGCGCCGTTACCCACGAGCCGATGTGGAGGGAATGAGCAATGCGAATCGCGATTCTGATCCTTGCCACCGGCGCCGCTATGGCGCTTTCGGCGCTTGCTGTTTTGATCCTGCCGACCGGGGCGCCGTGGGCGATCCTGCAAGCGCCGGTATTGATCGGCACTCCGGCGGCGCTCATGCCGTACGCACGCACGATCCGGGAAGCTGCCCGCAACGGGCGCCGCATGTAAAGCCTCACCCCTCTTGACTAGGGACGTTCCCGCACTGGGAACGTCCCTAGTTTTTTGCCGATTGCGGGTGCCTGGCGCCGCCGGTGGCACGCGTGCCGATCTAGGGTTGTCTCTCGGTCAGGGTGCCTTTTAGATCTTGGCTTAGAATCGATCTGAGAGCGTTTCCGCAGGTCAGGGCCTTGATCAACTACCCAAGCTTTTCGCCGGCATCACTCTGTGTAATGCCGGCATAGTCCCAATTTGTTATAAAATGCCGGAATTGCCCGAATTGAGGGAAAGGGCCTCTGACCTGCGGAAACATCGATATGCGGCGCCGGCAAAATACAGAGAGTGACGCCAGGGCAATTACAGAGAGTAGTAATTGCAGGTAAACAAAAACCCCCGAACCACTACGGAGCGTGGTTCGGGGGTCCTGACCTGCGGAAACGTTCCCGCAGAACCTATAGCGTGATGCCACACCCCCGGCAAGGGGTGCCTAGCGGCGCCGAACCGTCACCCCATCGGGGTAGCGGCATGGGCAGTAACCAATCGTGGTCTAGCTCATCAATGTCTAGACCATGGCGGCGCCGGTAAAGCTGCCGCAATTCGTTTAGGCACTGCTCGTCTGACGCGGTAACGCTTTCGTCCGGCGGCAACGGCCGGACGATCGAAACAGCGCAGCGCGGACAGACGACGTTGCCCATAAACAGATACGCGACGTAGCAAACCTGAATTGACGTGTTCACAGTTTCACCCTTCCTCTAACGCGGTATTCCGTGCGATCAATTTGCGAATTGCCATCCGGCAATATCCGCGTTAGCCGAATCGCCACAATGGCGTTGCGATTCTTGGCTAGCCAATTCAGAAATTGCGATTGCTCCGGATCGCCCATTGCGAGAAACGAAGGATCGCGCATTGCAATAGACAAACCCTTTTCTGCGGTCAGTAGCGCCAATCGGCGCCAGCAATCATTGACCATTTACTCATCCCTTCCCAGAAACGCAATCAATGCGCCCATAGCAAAAGGCGACACGGAATCGAACCGCGCCGCCTCTCACTAAACCCGCACTGCTTGCCTGTTAGGCAATGCGCCGAATCTGCGCAGTGAATCGACCATCCGCGAGAATCGTTGTCACGGTCGGATCGATTCCCGCACCGGCGGCACTGGCGATTGAAAGCAAAAGCTCTTCCCGGACGGTTTCGTCAATGGCGTTGCCGTTGCTCGTGTCCTCCGCCGGATCTGTGGCGGAAAAAGCTTCCGCCACACGCGGGCACTCATCATGACCGCACAGTGAGCGCTCACCGACGACCACCATTGACAGTCCACGCGGTTCGCCAGTCTGACCGTCGAACAAGAAAGCCGCGTAAGTGCTCTCCGGTTCGACACCAAGCAGTGCCATACGCACCGGCGGCGTCAGGACATGAGCGCCAGCCGCGCCGCCGGTGGCGGCATTGTGAATGCCTGCCAATAGCGCCGAGGTTTCGTCGGTTACCTGCACCTGCGCGGCGGAGATAGCCTCCGACATTTCGAAGTTTCCAAACATGGTTTGGACATCCCTTCCCGGATGTATTGCTCACGTGTCTATCTGGCACGTGTGGCAACGTTCGGCGCATGTCCGAACGTTGCCATACCCTGCCAATAGATCATGGCTTAGAAGCGCTCTCAGAGCGCTTTAATCATCGTCGGGCGTACGCCCGAATCCGTAGACGATTAGCGCCGTAATGATGATTGCGGCGCCGATCGCCATTTCGACGATTCCGTTAGCGGTTCCCTTGCTGGCACCATCGGCAACCAGTGCGGCGCCGAAAAAGCCAACCATGAAAATAATCATCGGCTAGCCCGCTTTCAGCATTGCGGCGATTTCCTGATAGCGGTAATCGGAAATCCACGCCTGGTGTGCCCGCATCGAATCGATCACTTCCGCTTGTCCGTCGAATTCTTCGAACAAGCCGATAACCACGCGGCGCCAGTCTTCCGCTTTCGCGGATAGCTCCGCTTGATCGATCGCAACGGCATACGTGATCGGCTCACCGAAAGAGCAAACATTCTCCCAATCGGTATAGGTCTGATCGACGAAATCCCACCAGGGTTCCGCGTATTCAGTGCGACGAAACACCCGATTGCCAATCACGACGATCGTTCCCTTAACCATCGGCTCACGCGGCAGCATTGCCGTTTCGACAATGCGCAGGATTTCCGAACGGTTAAGTTCGGCGCCGCGTGCATCGAATTTCGCGACAGTTAGCGCTTCGATAACTCTTTCAATCATGGCGCTACCTCGCTTTCGTGTAGCGGAACACGTTCCCATCGTCCCAACACACGTACGCGTGTTTCGTGCCGACCGGGCGCACAAAGCAACCCGTATGGCTGCGACCGGAAAGCTTGACCTTGCCGCCATCGTTAAGCGGTCCGGTCCAGTGCTGATCCGGATCGCACGAGAGCGTGACTGACGCTTCCGATTCGATGATCTCGCAACCCGCATAAGCGCCAGTGAACGCTTTCCGCGTGCACCAATCACCATCGACCGGCGGCACGGACTCACACTTAGCGCCGTTGTATGTGTGCGGTTCCAACGTCGTCGAGTGCGTGTGAGTGTCCTTGACTGGCGCCGCCCCATCGATTGCCTTGCAACCGGAAAGCGCCAGGATCAGCGCACCGGCCACAATCAACACCAGGGCGCCAAGCACGACGGAGCGCGGTACGCGCACCGGCGCATTTGGCCAACCGCCGGTGCGCACGTTGTAACGCCAATTCAAGCGCCCGTGCTTACGGTTCCATGCCGTCCCACCCTTAGACATGAGTGGTATCCCTTCCCGAGGATTTGCGATCAGCATCCGTACTGATCAGAAACGGCAGGGAAGTGATTCCCTGCCGTTTCGTGTCCAGTGCGACTAGTTGATGTAGAGCGTGTGCTCATTGTCGTCGGCATCATTGAAGAAAGCGCCGTTAAGCGTGTCCTTAATGGTGTCGGCAACTTGCTCCGAAACCCGGTCATCGATCAGGGCGCCGAAAGCTTCCTCCAGCGGAGGCACTTCCTTGCGCCCTTCCTGTGCGTCATTCATCAACTGCAACTGACGCTGAAGACCGATCGCCGCATTCACGATGTCCGCCGTTTCGATCTGCCCTGGCTTGCCGCCGTTGCGGCTGATCGAATAGCGCACGGCGCGATCTACCGCTTCCTTTACGAAAGCGGGAAGGAAGCACTTAACCTCCGAATAGACCGCGTCGAAATCAACCTCCCCCAGAATTCCGGGGGCAGTCACGGCACGGATAAGGCGCTCCGTTCCGTTCCGGTCAAGCTCGGCAATCCGGATGATCGAGTCGATGCGACCGGGGCGCATAACACCCTTCTGCAAGCGCTCAACGTAGTTGGTCGTGAAGAGCGCAACGACCGGATTCGACTTGTTCGAAATCCCGTCAAGGATGTCGAGCAGCTTCGAAATGTGGTCGGTTGACCCGGTGCTGGCGATCGTGTCGATGTCCTCGAATTGCACAACGGCCGGTGCGTAAAGCTTGGCCGTATTCAGGACCTCGAAAATGTCATCGCGACCGGGGCGCGCCAGAATGAATGTCCAACCATTCTCCTGTGCGCGCTTGGCCGTAATGCCACCGGCGAGTGACTTGCCAGTGCCGAACGGACCTTCGAGCAGTACGGCACGCTTCAGCGGGATACCTAGATCCCGCATCGTGTCCGTGTGCTCAATCAGACTCCAGAGGTTTGCATTCAGTTGCGCCATGACCTCATCGGAGTAAACGACCTTGCTCTCATCGATACCGGACAGATCCAAAAATTCCGGATCGTCGGCACCATTGAAAGCCTTACCCCGATAGATGGAATTGGTTTTCAATTCATCCGCGATCACATCGAAAAACGCTTCGATGCGCTTGCGGTTCTTGCGGGGTGCTTCGACGGAAATCGCGAAGATCCGGCCGTACTCCGGATCACGCAATCCGCCAAGACTGAAGGTCGCTTTGAGAGCGGGTAGGGAAACCTGCCCCCACGGGACCTGAATGGTTTCCGTGGGAGAAATCGAAACGGTCCGGTATTCCGGAGGGTTCTCTCCGAAAAAGGTCTGAGTAGCGACCCCCAGACCGACCGTGCCGAACACGCGGTAAAGCGCACGCTGGAATGCTGCGGCGCCATCCCACATCCGGTATTTGAAATTGCGCGAGAAAGAGAACTCGCGCTCTTCCTGGTAATGCACTTGCTCAAGGAATTGCGCGGCGCCGAGGTAGTCACCGGAATACATTTCGGGAAGTACGAATTTCGTACCCACGAATTGGATTCCGTCATCCTTGACGGAGAGACCGCCTAGACGGTCAAGCTCCGCAAGAATCTTGCGCTCGTTGGCATCCTGCCCGCTCATGATCAGTTCCGGGTTGCTATCCGCGATAGCGGACATCAACCGATTGACCTGATCAGTTGGCTTACTCATTACGTGTTCCCTTCCCTTTTCCGCATGCGCGGAATTGCCGAACGGACCCTTGCGCCCGTTCGGTCATGGCGAGGAATTGCGGGGGTTATTGCTAGGCAATCGTGCCCGCAATTCCCACCATGAAAATCAGGGAAGGAAGGAATGAGAGCGCCGATCAATTCGCGCACGGATGACAAGTCAAATCCACGCGTAGATATCGGCGCTAGGCATCACGCTATTTAGGAATCAGGGAACAAGCCCCGCAACGTCTCGTGGTCGGCAAATCCATGCCGCACCGGAATTGCACCGGCGGAGCGCTGCTAAAGCGGTCTAGCGGGGTGAAGCACTTACGCAATCCACAATGCCTCGCGTATTGCGTTTCTTGGCATCCTTTCGGTCACGGATAGCGAACCGTTTAGCCGATTGACAGAAACCGCACCCCCTCTGACCTGCGGTTTTACCCGAACGGGTGACGCCTGGCGTAACCGAACGTTAGGTAATTGCCGGCCATTACGGTGGGTAATGCCGGCGAAGGGCTAGGGGGTCCTCATACTTTCGGCTAGGTCAATCGTCGAAAGGACACGTCACACTCCCCCGCTTGCCCTATTGACAGCACTACACGTGCCACTAGCTGCGGAAACGCTAAAGGGTGTAGGCTGTAATTCAGCCGATTAGGTGGCGTCGGATGGATTTCTGGCGGCAACTGTCGCGTG